TGTAGCCCGCCGCGAGCGTCACCTGGGTCGCGCTGTCGACCGAGGCCACGACGCCGAAGCCGCCGGCGGTGCGGCTCTGCGGCGAGAGGTACTCCATGGCCGAGCCGACCCAGCCACGCACGGCGATGCGCTGGCGGGTGGCGTCAACAAACTCGTGCACGCGCTCGTAGCCAGCGCCGCGGCCGTTCAGGTACGAGGCCAGCGCTGCCAGGGTGTAGAACAGTCTGGCGCCGATGGCGCCGATGAGACGCACCATGCTGGCGCCCTCCTGTGGTGGCTACGGCGCGATGGCCGAGACGAAGACGTTGACGCGGACTTCGGCGCCGGCGGGCAGGTACAAATGCGGCATCGTGCCGGGCCACCGAAGCGGCCCGACCTCGTACTGCGCATCCGCTTTGAGCTCGACGCCCTCGGTGGCCGTGGACGTCGGGACCAGGTGGCCGCTAACCGTGCCGTGGCTGTCGAGCACGAGCTGGACAGCGCCGGTGCTGCCGGTGCCGGTCGGCGCCGGAATCAGGTCGGCGAGGTCGACCGGCGAATCACCCGAGTCGTAGTCCGTGGCGCTCAGAAAGCGATACATCACGCCCCCCAAGAGAAGAGCGAGCCAGCGGCGCGCTCAGCCGCGTGGTCTTCGTCGGTCGACGGGTCAACGAAGGTGAAGCCGACCGCATCGGCCTGCACGCCAGCAAGCGTGGCGTCGCCGCTCGCGGTGCTGGAGCTCGTAAAGGTCGTGCCTGCGTCGGCGGTCAGGACAACCGTGGTGGTGCCGCTGACCGTCACGCCCGCTTCGTTCTCGCCGATGGCCGTCACGAATTTTCCGGCGATGGCGGTGGCGTCGTCGTCAGAGTCAGCCGTCACGGTGTAGGCCGTGCCGTTGATGACGATGGCAAACTCGCTGCCCTCGACGATGCTGCCAGCTGGGGTGTAGGTGACCACCTTGTGCCGCTCGATTTCGAGGCGGCCAATGACCATGCCCGTCATGCGATCCCAGCCAAGCCACGGGTCGGCAGCGATGAGCGCCGCGCGAACTTCGTCGAGCGTCGGGTGGATCGGGTCGTTGGCGCCGCTGTCGTCGACGTCGCCGAAGACCGCCGCTAGCTCGCCGCCCTCGACCACAGCCACAGCCACGGCCACTGCCTGCCCTGCCTCGTCGAGCACGGCGGCCTGATCACCGTCGAGGGTAAGGCCGACGATGGCGCCCTCGCCGATCAAGACGAGCGGGTCAGTCGCGCCCAGGATTTCGGCCTCACCGTCGATGAGAGCCGCACCGGCGCTGTACTTGCAGCGGTAGACGGTGAGAGTCGGCGCCGAGCTGGCGGCCGAGAACGCCAGGCCGCTAAGCACGCGCGTGCGCGCCGAGCTGATGGCCACGCAGAGCTCGCGGACTGCGTCGTCTCGCGAGGTCTCTTCGCTGCTGAAGAGGCGCTTGATGAGGTCGTCGGATTCTCTTAGCTTCATGTCGTGCCCTCCTATCACCTACAGGGTGGCACGGCATGACGGCTGCACTACTGCCAGCGCACGGTCAGGCTCTGACGATAGCGACCGAGCACGCGCTGGCTGGCGAGCCTCGGCGCCCAGGTCGTGCGCCCGGCGTAGCCCTCGCGGTAGCCGCGAGGCGTGGTGAGCCTCGACCACGCCGACGAAACAGAGGCGTCTGGGTAGTAGCGCAAGAGCGCGCCATCAGCCACGGCGCCCTCGACGAAGCGCTCCAGGCGCAGGTAATCGTCGACCTCGCCAGAGCCGTGCCAGCCGCTGACCTCGAGGTCAATGGTGCACTCGCGGTACGGAGGCGCGTGCACCAGCACTTCGCGCGCCTCGTCGGCGTCGAGCACGGTCTGGAGTAGGACGATCTGGTCCGGGTCGCTGATGGCCTCCCAGAGCAGCTGCGCCCGGTAGCTCGGCGGCAGCGTGCCACGCACGCCTGTCGTCGGTGCCGTGGCTGTCGCGGCCACGAAGCCAAGCACGTCGGCGAGCCAGAGGCCGCTCGGCCACTCCACTTCGATCGCCGTTCCGGCGGCGACGTACAGCTTGACCTGGCCGTCTGTGTCGATGATCGCACGAAACTGCGCAAGGTCGGCGTGGGCTGCGATGAGCGAGCTCTGGAGCGTCGCCACCAACGTCGTGAAACGGTACGTGCCGGCGGTCATGGTCCACGTGCGCCACGTGCCAGCGGCGAGCCTGGCGCGACCTGACTGGGCGGGCACGACGGCATAGCCCTCGAGGATGCATCCACTCACGGCAGAACCCCTGGGTACGGTGTCAGCGGCAGCAGGTCAACGCCCCACGGCCCAGCGGCGGCGCAGTCGTCGACGTCGCAGGTGGTCTCAATCTTGACCTCTACAAAGGCGGGCTGTGTCTGGTCGACTGTCGGATCGGCCACCTGCAGAATCAGGCTGACCAGCACGTCTTGTGTTCCCTGGCGCCAGGTAACGGTGCGGGTGTCGAGCGCTGATGTTGCGGTCAGCGAACAGGCCTCGGCATCGCCACCGGTGCGCCGGCTCCACAGCCACACCCTGGCCTCGTAGGCGCGCGGCGGCAGCCGGATGGTAGCGATCGCGATGTTGCCAGCGCTCAGGATCTGCCAGCGGCGAAGCGAGCACGGTCGGGGCGGCACTCGACCGCCGACCGCCGAGCCGATCGCCCGCTCCAGCGCGCCCCACTCGCCGGCGCTGGTCGGCAGCCCGTTCTGCGGGGCTACCCTGTTGCTCGTCGAGGGCACGGGGATCTGCGGGAAGCGCTCGGGGATGGGAGTGCTCACGGGTACGCCTCCTCTGGGAGATCGTCCCAGTAGCAGCTGACCGCCCAGATGTCGCCGCTGAAAACAAGCTCCCACGGCGCCACGCTCGGCGGCACGGTGGCGCCCTCTTCGGGCAGCAGGTCATAGATGACCGTGGCGCTGGCCGGCCACGTGCCTAGCGAGGTCGACGGGCTGCAGGTGTAGCTGCCCTGGCTCGTCGTGACTACGAGCTGCCCGGTGCCCATGCACCAGAGCGACGCCGTGTGCACGAGGCCGCCACGCACAGCCACGAGAGGCGCCGGGACTTCAATGCGATGCGTGCCGCTGAATCCCGCCGAACTGTTGCAGCTCGCAAGGATCTGCCCTGCCATGCGGTTGAAGAGGCTGCGACCCATCGCGCAGAGTGACCGCGTGCGAGCGACCGACACGGGCATCCCAGGCAGGTAGCGCCCTGCCTCGAGGCCGACGAGGCCGTTGGGCAGAGGGCTTGCGGGGACTTCGGCTCGGCTGCAGAGGTCAGACGCACGCACGCCGACGACGGCATCGGCGCCGCTGACGTTGATTTCAACGTCGCTGTAAATGCCAGCGTCGTTGTACGCGATGTCTGCGGTGTCTTCGACGTAGTCGCCAAGGGCAGCCCACGCCAGTGCCTCTGGCGTGCCGCCGTCGATTGCCACTGACCCTGTCGCAGCACCAACACCAGTGGTGCACCGCACGCCGACGCGCAAGTTGGCCTTGCCGTCTCGGCGCATGTTCTTGATGCGGTAGTAGAGCTCATCGCCAATCGAGCCGCCGTCAATGCCGGCGTCGTCGATGGCGTCACCCATGCACTGCTCGTATGCCGTCTGCACGGCCTGGGCGATGACCTCCAGTCCTGCATCTGCGGCCCCCGAAACGATTGGGCGGCCGCCGAAGACGGAGAATCGCGGCAGCACGATGGGGTTGGTGATGCTCCGGCTCATGGTGCGTACGTCGCTGGTGGTGTGGTGGCGTCAGTCATCAGCCAGGGACGCGCGGTCCCGTCGGCTGCATAGGCGTTAGCCTGCTGCTCTGGCTGGACGTCATCCCAGATGTCAGACTCGATGATAACAGGCGTGTCCAGGCTGCTGCAGTCGCCAGCGACCACGATCGAAGTAGCGCCTGGCGCGGCCGCCACTCGGCACTCGACGGCGCCGCCCTCGTCGCCCTCGGTGTAGACGCGCACATAGTCGCCATCGGCGAAGCGCTGGGCGTCGGCCACGCCGGTCGAAGACGGAGCGTAATAGTTCTCAGTGGTGGTGATGGTGCAGACGCCGCCGCTGTACGCGCTGACAGCCGTGCCCCGAGCGCACGGGCTGTAGTAGCATGGCCTGGCGCCACCTCGACCTGGGCACACCACCACGAGGCTCGCGGCGAGCGGCCCGATGAGCTGCGGCGTCAGCTCGACGATGCGGCCCGGAAGGCGGTCGACGCCTCGCTGGCCTGCGTCGATGCCTAGCCGGTGAGTCAGCAGCACGGCCTGACCTAGGCGCAGATCCCAGGCGCTGCTTCGGCGGTGCTCGAGGGCCACGCGAGCATGCGGCCTGCTCCACAGGCCGAGCAGGCCACCGGCTGCGCGTGCCGCTTCGGCGTCGGCGCGGCTGACGCGGTCGTGCCAGTCGATGGCAATCTCGATGGCCGGCGCCTCGGGCCACGTGCCGCGCGACGATCCGGCGATGTAGGTCGCTGTGCTGTCAGAGCCAGCTAGCTTGACCGCCTTGACCAGGTTGCGAACGTTCGCTTCGCCCTGGCTCCAGCTCAGGCCCGTCACCGAGCTCATCTGTTCGGGGCCAATCTCGATGGCGCTGGCGTCTTCGACGATGGCTGGGATCTGCTCGACCGAAAGCAGACCGCCCGACGTGTGCAGGTAGCAGCCGCGAGCCACGAGGATCGGCGACAGCACATCACGCAGCGGCCGCGCCTCTTCGACCCAGAGGTCAATCTTGTCGGTGCCGCCGGGCAGCTGCATCAGCGCCTCGATGCCGGTGACGTCCACCAGCGACTCGGGCAGGCAGGCCCCGATGCCGCGCTGGCCCACGCCGTCATAGTCGCCGGTGCCGTAGTAGCCGGCACACATGGCGTACAGGATTGCGCGCGGCCACTCACAGCCACTCAGCCCAAGGCCGCCGGTGACTAGCACCGGGTCGGCGTCGAGGGCGTCTTCGTAGTAGACCTCTTCGGTCGAACGGGTGCCGCGCAGGCCGCGGCGGCTCGGCGCGATTCCGTGCCATGTCCTGCCGTCCACAGTCTCTGTCAATTCGGTCACGGCCATCAGCTCGTCGCCGACGCGCACGAGCTCAGGTAGCGCCGTCGCATCAGCGCCGACCCAGCCCTGGCCGTCACCAGGCCACACGCTCGGCAGCCTGGCCGACGAAAGCCAGATGGTGCGCAGGGCATCGCCTGGCGGAAGGCGAAGCAGCGGCCGCGGTCGGTCGATGACCAGCGTCCACTCGGTGCCGCTGCCGACGCTGACGCCCTCGACGATCGTGTCAGACTCCAGACCGAGCTCGCGCCAGATGGTGCGCGGCCCTGCCTCGAAAATCAGATCTGGCACGGTGGCCAGGGCGGCGTCGGTCGAAACGACCACCTGCCACGACCTGCCAGCGCGGAGGATTTCGACGCCCCACTCGACCGTTCCGACCGTGTCAGACAGCCCATCCTCGACGGCCTCGGCGACCTCGCGCGCAGTGTGCAGCGGCCCAGCCAGGTCGAGGTCATCGTGCAGCCAAGGGCCGGTGCTCAGCCTCAGGCCAGGCCTGATGCTCCACTCGTCGACCTGGACGAGGTCACCGTGGCCGACTCTTGCCTGTGGCTGACGGCTCACAACAGGGCGGTCAAGCAGGTGGGTCAGGTCACAGATCTCGATTTCAATTTCAGCGCCGACCGCCTCGAGGCGCTGCACCACGCCAGTCATCGCCAGCCAGTTGGTGCCATCCTCGCCGTCTGGAGCCGAGGCGCTTTCGGGCACCACGCCAGACGGACCAGAGACGGCAGGGCACGAGTGCACCCAGCAGATGCGGCCACGGTGCGTGAGCGGCGTAGGCGCCACGTCGGCGCCGGCGTAGTCGCGTTCGCTGACGCCGTCCCACTCGGCCACGTGGTAGCGTGGGATCGAACGGTAACGGCCTCGAGTGATGGGGTCGAGCGTCGTGCCCGAGCCTCCTTTGATTCCGATGGTCTCGTCAGAGACATAGGCCACGCCGCCAGTTGACCAATAGTCAGCATCGTCAACCTCGGCGGCGGTGGCGGCGGTGTCGAGGTCTTCGATCAATGCTGGGTACGACTGCGATCGGTTTGTCAGCGCCAGCAGCTCGGGCGTCGCTCGGCAGCGCAGGGTCACGGTGTCGGGCTGGCCGCAGCCGCCCCAGATTTCCATCCGGTCGGTGAATCCACGCACGCCACCATCGGTGAGCAGCGCGGGGTGCCATGTGTACGACTCGCCGCCGATGTAGACGGCTGAGCCCGTCGACCACTTCGAGGGCCTGGCGACGTTGCTGATGATGATCGGAAGGCCGGAAATGGCCACGGTCAGGAATCTCATCGCAGCCACCCTTGCCTGGTCTCGCCGACGATTCCAGGGCTGAGGCGCACACCGTAGCGCTCGCCCGCGTTCAATTGCTCAGCCGTGCCCCTGGCCCACTCGCGGCCGTCAGCCTCGAGTACCACCACCGTCTGCGTCGGTCGGTCGCCTGACTGCCTGGCGGCGAGCTCGTCGGTAGGACCAGCAGACGGCAGCGAGGCGCTAGCGCCGCCCGCGGCGGCAGAGCCCGACGAGGCCGACCCGCCAGCCGACTCGGCGAATGCCTGCATCGCGACCCACGCCGCGAGATTCGAGGTGTGTGCCGCAAACTCTGGCCAGTTACCAGACGCGAACGCCATGCCCGCAAGCGCCGTCTCTTCGAGCAGGCCCAGCGTCGCCTTGAAAGCTCCGCCGACGCCGGCGGCTTCCATCACGCTCTTGGCGCCATCGTAGGCGGCGGCCGCAGTGTCGCGGTAGCTCTTGGCGCGCAAGGCCTCCATCTGCAGGTCGAGCTCGCTGCGCGCCAGCCGCTCGTCGGTCGCCTTCGTTGCGGCCTTGGTGTCGCTGGCGCTCTTCTTGATGACCGCGTCGAGGGCCTTCTGTTGCGCGACCATCCGGGCCTGGGCGTCGCGCACACGCACGAATCGATCGGCGTAGTCGTCGAAGAAGGCGAGCAAAGCCGGGCCATCGGCCACGGCTGCCTCGTAGACCACGCGCATGGCGTCGGCGTAGTCGAAGTGATCTTGCGCCGCCTCCCTGGTCACGGTGGCAAGGGTCTCGCGCCCACGCGACAGCCGCGACTCGAGGCCTTCTACGGCTCCGGCCACGTCTGCCCAGTCCTGCCACGCCTGCTTGTACTCTGCCTCGGCTCTGGTGTATTCCGGCGTGCCTTGCAGCGTGTTGGAGAGGATGTACTCGCGCTGCAGCATCGCCTTGTTTAGGTCGCCGATGGCAGCGCGCACAGCGTCTTCGTTCATCCTGACCGCGTCGACGCCCTTGCGGGCGATGGCGACGGCCGTGGCCATGCGTGCTTGGCGCTGCTCTTCGGTGTCATGCGCTCGCTGTGCCTCGGCGCGCGCGGTCTTGATGGCGCGGGCCTCTTGCTCGCGCAGGCGGATGTGGCCAGCGACAGTTGCGTTGACCTCTTTCTGGGCGCGGTCGAGACTGAAGAACGCAGTTGTAGCTAAGTTGATCTCTGCCGTGACATCTTCGGTTGCGTCGCTTGTCTCCCACAGGAGATCCATAACCGAGCCGAGCTCATTGCTTAGGTACTCAATACCTGAAGCGAGCAGAGTGGTAGGTAGTGCTCCAGCCTTGATGCTCAGACTAAGGACGTCGAACAGGGGGCTAAGCGGCTCGAGGATCTTGAGCAGCGCGCCGATCGTCTCGCCGAGTTGCCCCGCGCCATCGCCGAGGAAGTCTAGGGCTCCCGAAGAGGTAACTGCTTCAGCTGCCGCTTCGCCAAGCGTCGCCTTGGTGGCGTTGATCTCTGCATTGAACGCCGCAAAAGCGTTCTTCTGTTCTGCTGTGACGGCCCCGGCCTCAGCGAAGTCGAGCAGCTTGGCACCGGCCAGCGCAAGACCAGTGGCCACGCCGACCGGGCCTAGCAATGCCTCTTGCAGGCCGCGGAAGTCCGCCAGCATGTGCTTGTGGGTCGCCATGATGGCGCCCTCACCAAACTGGCGATAGCGAAAATTGAAGCCAAGCTCTTCGTCCATGTCACTTCCTCGCTTCGCTCAGGCGTCGAAACTCGACACCATAGGCGGCGTCAGCAGCGGCCACGCCCTCGACAAGGCGCCAGCCAGCAGACGTGCGAGCGCCAAGCCCACCACGACGGACCCAGCGCAGGGCCATGCGTGCCTCGTACAGCCCAGGCCACTCGCGCAGATACCACCACGGCGAGCGGTCCCAGAGCACGCCGAAGCAGGGCCAGACCCGGCACATGGCTGCGTGGCGCCAGAGCTTGCGGGCAGCAGCCTCGACTGTGGCGCCACCCTCGACGAGGGCCTGGAGCGCAGCGGAGTCGAGTGCAGGGCTGAGGTCATCGGGAGCCCCCATTGCGGATAGCAGCGGCTCCCAGATGAGTGCTGCTACCCCTCTGAGAAAGGGTCGGCGATCTCGGTGAGCTCGACGATCAAGGCGCCAAGCTCGCGGCGCACATCGATCGGCCACGTCATCAGCTCGGCCTTCGTCCAGACCCTGGTGCCTCGCTTGGCCGAGCAAGCGCCGAGGCGGAAGGCCTCGAGTGAACGCCAGTGACGCAGCGCCAGCGCCACGCCGGCGAAGCCCTGCACGCCATCGGCCTCGTGCTGCGCACGCACGCTGGCAGCGTAGGCCCTCGACGCGATGGCCGAGCGGTCATCCTCGGCGGCAGTCAGAGCCCGCACCGTCACAACGATCGGCTCTCGTGCCGGCGTCCACTGGCGCCACCTGTCGACGTCGCCAGCGCGGTACGCCTCCAGCTCGGCGGGCGGCACGTCGACCCACGCCGGATCGGCGGTGCTGACGAGCTCGACCAGGGCTAGCTCTGGACTGTGTAGCACGGGCGTCATCGTCACCCCTCGAGGATCTTGATTGGCGGATAATCCGAACCGATCGTCGGGTGCAGGGTCAGCATCCAAGACTCTTCGCCGTCGAGGTCGCCACCGTCTTCGACCTGCACGATGGAGCCGTCTGGCAGGTAGTAGTGGAGCGACGCACCAGGCACGCCGCCGCCCTTGCTGTCCTGCACATGCATGCGCACGGCGTCGAGCTCTCCGGCCGCGAAAGCCGCGTACCACGAATCCGTCGAGGCACTGATGCCGAAGTCGTCGGGCGTCACACGCTTGGGGATCTGCACCTTGCACGCCAGCGGCTCGGCGGCGCGATCCCACAGCTGCAGGCCGCTAAGACTTCCCTGCCTGGTCACCTTGACCAGGCCGCTCGGGATGTTCTCCCACGAAATCCGAAGCGGCCACACATCGTGCAACGTCGTCTCGCCGACGATGCCGATCAGCTGCTCGCCACCGGCCAGACACTGCGGCTCTGCGCTGCCCTCGGCCGGGGCCGGGCCTGCGATTTCGAGCTCGACCAGGGCCGGGTGCAGCTCGGCTTCCATCACCGGGAATCCGTCAGGCCCGAGGGCCGGCGCCTTCAGGATGCTGGCGCAACCAACCATGGCCGCGTTCTGCACATCTTGGATGCCGTAGATGCGGGCGGTGATCAGGTACTGATCAGCGGCGTCGCGCGGCTCTCGGCAGTAGCTGTGGTCGATGCCACCATAGATGACGTCGCCCTCTCCGAGGGCCTGCGGCAGCGCGAAGAGCAAGTCGAGGTCGGTGCCGCTCGACGGGATGTAGGGCCGCGCAATGCAGCGGCCCGACCCGCTTGGGTACTCTACCTGCACCAGGCCGACGTCGGTGGTGCTGTCGCTGTCGGGCGGTGTGTGCGCGCCGCTTGCGTTGTCGACGATCTTGGTGGTCGTCTGGCCGACGGCCGCTGCACCGCTAGCCGTCTGCAGCACCGGCGCGGCCTGCATCGCTGCGGCGATGATGTGCGTCTGGGCGGTGGCGACAGCGTCATCACCATCGGCGGCGACTGCCACCGTGCCCTGCGCGTACCACTTCACGCCACACGAGCTCTCGTGCCACACGCCATGGAGCGGCGGGCGGCTGCCGGCGCGGTCGGCGTGTTGGCGGGCGTCGGCGACCTGGGCGCGACGCAGCGACGCCACCGGTGCCTCGACGACGGCCAGCGGCAGCTCGGAGCCCGTTGCCTCGGTGTCGATGTCGGTCTGCGGACCTTCGATGCCCATGATGGCATAAGGTCGAACGGTATTGATGCCCATCAGCGGCCCCCACCCATGCGCCACTCGCGGCGCCACTGGTCCATGATGCGTGCGGCTTCGAGCCGCGTCGGCAGGTCAAAGATAGTGCGAAACCCACGCCTGCGCAGATGCCGTAGCGCCTTCACTCTCGTCACAGGCGGCAGCAGCCGAAGGCCTCGAGGCGTGCGCAGACGCCTCCACAGGGCCGTGTTGGCCAGCGTGCCCGTGTCATAGAGCGGCAGCGCTGACCGCTTGCGCTCGACCGTGTCGAGGTCGAGGGCTCGCTGTGAGCCACCGCCAGGCGCACGGCCAGACAGCACCGACTCGCGATGCAGGCGAAGCAGGTGGTCGACCTCGGCTTCGCTCGCCCGCTCGCTTGCCCTCACAGCTCGGCGCACGGCTGACTCCAGCCGGTCACGGCCGGTGATGGTGAGCTCGACGCGTGTCATAGCGTCTGGCCCTGCACGGTGTAGGTGACGACCACGCTCAGTTCGGCGAAGAAGAGGCGGCTGTCAGCCTCGGCCTTGCCTGTAATGCCAGAGCCGGCTAGCTGCAGGCTCTGGATTGGCACGCCGCCCCAGGTCGCCCCCGGCTGCAGCAGGTTGTGAAGCCACCGCGTTATGTCGCTCGCGGCCATCTGCTGCTTGGTCGCCCAATCCCTTCCACGCTCTGCGCAGTAGTAACGGCCGCGCACGCTGAAGCGCTGCATCACCGCGAAGCTGCCCTGCCGCCAGCTGCCGACGCCGACGACCTCGCCGGGCACCACCTGGCAGATGCGCGACGAGTCAGAGCCGCCGGCTGTCGCCGAGAGCTCGCGCAGGTCGCGGCCGTCAGTGTGCAGGCTGTAGGGCGTGCCGGTCTCGATGTCTGGAGTCGAGGCCACGACAACGGCGCCGATGGCGGCGCACACGTCGGCGACTGTGGCAGGCATCAGAGAGCCCCGGCGGATTGGTACGCCAGCAGCAGGGGCAGCATCGCCATCCTGGCGCGCTCAGCCGTCGCGGCGTACTCGACGAGTTTGTTGCGCTGCGCCTCGAGGGCGTCTCGAGACTCCCAGTAGACGCGCGTAGCCTGGAGCAGAGCGACCACCACGGGACGCGGTAGTGCGTCCCAGTCATCCCGTCCTAGGATGCCGTCAGCCTGACCGGTGGCCGCCGTCCAATAGTCCTCGAGCTCGGCGTCGTGCGTCGTGTCGCCGGCGGTGATACCCAGCCAGCGGCGCAGACGCACGACGTGCGACCCAAAGGTCGCGAGCTCGGCGACGGTGGACATGATGTCACGCCTTCTTCGGCTGCTTGGCCTTCGGCTGCGGCAGGGTGCCGGCTGGCACGGCCTCGCCTCGGGCGATCATGGCGCGGCCCTGTGCGGTGCCGACGCGCAGCGTGGTGCCGACGTCGACCTGCTTCCCGCACAGCCGCTGCTTCTTGACGCTCTGGATTTCCATCGCCATTGCCATCTCCTAAGACGGGGCTTCGGCCCCGTCAGGTCTAGGCGCTCGGTGCCTCGTCGAAGTCGACGATGCGGTAGGCGCCGGTGCTCAGCACGGCCAGCTCGCACGCCTCTTCGCTGCGTAGGGCGCAGCGATTGCGAGCGAAGTCGTCGTCGAGGTAGCCCATGCGGACACCCGGCGCGACCTGGCCGACGGCCAGCGTGCTCTCGGCCTGGCGGACGATCTCGCCGGCCTCGGCGGGGGCGCCGATCCAACCATCGCCCTCGTTGAGGTCGTCGTCGAGCTCGACGGGGAAGCGGCCCAGCGCGCGCAGGGTCGGGGTGTCCAGCGCGACCATGACGCTGTCGCGGCCGTGCAGGTAGCCGCCGGCCGCGCTCTTTGCGCTCATGATCTTGAACCAGTCGTTGGGGTGGACCAGGCCGACGATCTCGCCGTCGCTGATGCAGTCGACGCCCGCCTTGTAGAGGCAGTCGCCCATGGTCGAGCCCAGCGCCATCTCGCTCCAGGTCACGGTCTCGGCGTCGCTGTCGGTCAGCAGGCCATGGATCGTGCCGGTTAGGCCGGTGCCGTAGAGCGCCTGACGGTTCATGACGCGTCTGACGCGGGCAGGCAGGCGGCTGAGGATGAGGTCACGTGCCGCTGCTCGTCGCAGGCGCTGCTCGGTGGTGCGCAGGTAGACGGCGATCATCTGGACGGTGAGGCTAACGGCCTCGGTCTCGACCAGCGTCGAGGGCTTGCTGTCGCCCTCGTCGGTCGCCGCGAAGTCGCGGTAGACCGTCCAGCGCGTGGCGTCGGCGATGCCCGAGCCGCCGAAGGTGGCCGTGAAGGTCACGGTCCGGGTGGCCTCGGTGATGCTCTGGATCGTCTTCTCGACGGTCGACCCGACCAGGTGGAAGCGGACCACCTGACCAGCGCGCAGGCCGCTGACGTCGTCGAGCACGATGCTGGAGTCGCCCGATCCGGCACCGCCGCTCTGGTCCACGAAGCCGTGCGCGCCGCTGTTGGCGCTGCGCGAGGTTTCCTTGTCGTACGTGTACGACTCGGCCTCGCCGAGCTCGACCTGCGGCAGCAGATCGATCATGCGCGGGCGACGCTGCGCGAAGCCCACGACGCCAGCGCGGTGGGCGTAGCCACCCACGCCAAGCTCGGTGGAGTCGAGCACGGCGGCCTTGAGCACGGAGGGCACCTTGGCGCCGCCGGTCGAGGGCATCGAGCCGATGCCGCGCTTGCTGTCGGCGAGGCCGAGATCCTGCATGGCCTTCACGGCCCACTCGTCGCTTCGCTTCGAGTCGGCCGGGAGCAGCTGCTTCTTGGCCTCGAGCTCGTCGATGCGGCGCTCTTGCTTCGCCACCAGCGCCTCGAGGTCGGCCTTGACCTGCGCGGGCGGGGCATCCTTCAGCATCTTGCTGATGGTGTCGAGGTCGGTGCGGTACGCGCCCATTTGCTCTTCGAGCGCCTTCTTGATGGTGTCGATCACTGGTCGTCTCCCTGTGGGGCCTGGGCCTTGCCGAGGCTCTGGATCATCTCGAGCACCTGCCGCGCCGTCTCTTCGGCCTCGGCCTGCACTGCGTTCTTCGTCTCTGGCGTTGCGTCTTCGCTGGCCATCATGGCCACCATCTGCGCGTCGTCGCGCATGCGGGCGAGCGCCATCAGCTGAGAGGCGCTGGCGTAGAGCGACTTGGCCACGAAGGCCTCCGGGTTGGCGCCTCGGAAACACGCCGACACCTCGATCAGGTCGAGGTCGACGAGCTCGCGCACGCCATCGCCGCCCTTGCGCGTCGACAAGATGCGGGCGTAGAACGATGCGCCGCGGACTGCGCCGGCCTTGATGGCAGCAAGCAGTCGGTCGCCTTCGTCGCTTTCGTAGATGGTGGCCTCGAAGGCCAGGCCGCGGTCATCCTCGGTGACCTCACAGTGACCGAGCGGCACGCCCTGGGCGTGGCCCCAGACGAACGGCTGAGCCTTGGCGGCGCGGCTGAATGCGCCTCTGACCACCCGCTCGCCATCGCTGTCGACGGTATCCCAGACGGCGGCGTAGCCACGGACCGTGCGGTCTGTGGCCTCCACCTGCGATTCGATCGCCTTCATTGCGTAGGTCATGGCTACCCCTCACCGTCCAGGTTCGCATCCGGCGACGGCTGCACAACCGGCTCGGTGCGGCCGGCGACGGTGAACATGATGTTTGGCATGTCGAGCTCGGCGAACGCCTCGAGGCCAAGCCCGGCGTAGCGAGCGGCCGCATTGGCCGGGTAGCCGAGCTCGCGCACCAGTCGGGCAGCGAGGTCGATCTTATCGCCCACGAGGGCCAAGGCGAACTGGCTGCTTCGGGTGTCGTACCAGACGCGCCAGTTCGGACCCATCTCGGGCTGCACGACCTGCGCGTTGATGCTGTCGTAGATGGAGCCCAGCAGCGGCTCGATGGCGCACCACCACCACGTGCGGAGGCTGTCGGCGAAGCGGGTGGCGTCTTCGACGAGGCCGAGCACGCGCGGCGGCGTCCTGAAGAGGGCCGTGATCTCCTCGCGGGTCCAGCGCCGGACGGTGATGTAGCTCTCGGGCTTGTGGTCAGGGGGCGACGTCACCACGGCGCGACCGCCGAGGAGCATCGGCCGGCCGTCCTGCGTCGCGAGCTGGTACTGGGCGCGCAGGTGCTCCACCCACTCGTCGCGCTGGCTCTTGCCGGTGGCGGGGTTGATGGCCGTCGACATCTGGTCGACGCTGACGATCATGCCGGGGTTGGCCCGGTTCGTGGCCTGCGCCGCCTGGCGCACGGCCACGGCGTTGTCGACGTAGCGGCTCAGATAGCCGATGTCCCACAGTGCCAGGGCGCCATCGCTCATGCTGTAGGGCGTGGTGGCCCGCAGGTGGAGCACGTCACGTGGCTCGAGCTCGGTGCTGTACCCAGAGACGCGGTAGCCGACGACCTCGCCATCAGGGGCACGACGCACCGTCACGCTCTGGTGCTCCAGCGGCTGCAGCGCGTAGAGCCTGCCGTTGGCCCTGATGACGCGCGCGAAGGCGCGTCCATGCAGGTACAGCTGGAGCGCCATCCATTCGACGGTCTCGCGCCACGTCCAGCGCGAGCCTGCGCCGCGGCATGGCCGGCGGGTCCACTCATCGAGCTGGCTCGAGGCGTCGTCGACCCACTGGCGTTGGCCCTCGTCGAAGCGCTGCACGCGGGCGGGCAGAGACGCGGCGCCCTGCACATTGGCCAACAGGCACGAGGCAGCGAAGGCCGCTTGCGCGATCGCCTGTTCGTCGGTGTTGCCGCTAAGTGGTGCGGGCGTCCAGTCGGTGGTTCCGTCGTCGCCGAGGATGACGGCATCGACGAAGGTCCGCGTGCTCTTCTTGGCGAATGGCCACATGGGCAGCCTCCATGATGAAGGCTGCCACACGGCCACGGCTGCACTACGTCAGCCCGTCGCCACCCAAAAGTCGCCGTCGCCCTGCGTGCGCCACTGCAGCGCCTGGCACGAGGCGTCAACGCGGTCGTCGTGGTCGCCGCCGGGAAAGACCAGGTGCTCCTCGATGCAGTCGGCCACCCAGTCCTGCGGCCGGCCCGTCCATGGGCTGTGCTCCTCGGGCGTCGGCAGGTACACCTGACCTGCCTGCCAGCGTGGCGACACCGAGTAAGCGCGGGCGAGCTTGCTTGAGCGGTCGCCGAACTGCTCGACGCCGACGACACCGGCGACCCTGTCGCGCAAAGCGCCGATGACCTGCCCGCCGTTGGCGGTGTGCTCGACCAGCACGGCGTCGACGCGGCCTAGAAGCGCGTGCATCGACGTCGCGCGGTCGATGATCTCGACGAGGCTCAGGCGCCCACGCTCCTCGGCGAGCAGGTAGGCCGACGGCCCGGCGAATCCCCACGCCTGGATCGCTGTGCAGTCGCTGTGCCGCGTGGTGCGCAACGCCGTGTCGATGGAGATGCAGACCGCATCGAACACGGGCAGCTCGTCGGCATGCCAGAAGCGCAGCCACTCACGCTTGAACACCTCGCCGCTCGAGCTCGCCGGGCGCTGCTGATACTGCGCCTCCCAGCGCCAGCCGAGCCGGCGCTTGAGCACGGCGGCCTGGTCGCGCGTGATGCGCGGGACGAGCTCGCCGATGGTCGTGCGCGGGTCACGCCAGCCGAGGGCGTTTGGGCTGTCGTCGCCCTCGTACTCGGCGGGGATGGTTAGCACGGTCCACAGGTCAGGCTCGGCCTGCAGGATGTAGCCATTCAGGTCGTCGGCGTGTTGGCGCTGGGCGATGCCTAGCCACAGGCTGCGCTCGCTGTTCTCGCGGCTGCTCAGGGTCTCGCGAAACCAGCTCACCGCGTACTTCATTCGCACGCTGCCGGTGTAGGCGTGGCTCGCGTCCACCGGGTCGTCGAAGATGACGAGGTCGCCGCCGCTTCCGGTGATTCGCTGGCCGGTCGACTGGCTGCGCCTGCAGCCGCCGGCGCTGGTCAAATAGTTCGACTTGGCTTCGCTGTCTTCGCGCACGCTCCAGGCGCAGACGCCGCGCCGCTCTGCTGCCCTGCGCGCCAGCTCGTACTCGTGGCTATAGAGAACGTCGCGGCACTCGGTGGCGTCGCGGATGGCGAGCTGGCCATCAGCGGCGACGGCGATGATCTGGGTGCTCGGCCGGCGCAGCAGATGCCACGCCGGGAAGAGCACAGACGCCCTCTTCGACTTGCCCTGCCTCGGTGGGATCTGGATGAGCAACCGACTGATGCGGCCGTCGCCCAGCGCCTGCAGGTGGAGGCTGATGGCGTCCGCGACCCAGTCCCACTGCAGGGTGCGGCCTGGGCTCGCCACCGGCCAGCACAGCCGCTCGAACTCGTCGTACTGATAGAAGGCGAGCGACGCCCGCAGCGGCGAGGGCGCCACAGTCGGCGCGGCTGGACGGTAGCGCCTACCCACAGGCCACACCGAACAGGGCACCGAGGCAGCTGGGGCTTAGCCAAAGCCGCTCCCTGTGATTGGCGCCGAGTCTGCGCCCCGAGCGTCGTGGCATCACTTCCCCCTAAGCTCGGTAAGCTCGGCCACGAGCTCGCGCACCCGTCGCAGCCCGTCGGCGTCTAGGTCGCCGAGCTCATCGACGAGGCGCGCCTCTTGCGGCAGCGCCGGCGCCGGGTCCGACCTCTTCGGCGGCACCAGGCCACCGAGCTGGAGCAGGTGGACGGCAGCCGAGCGGCGCACGCCTGGCGGCACCTTGGCCGAGCGGGCGAGCGAGCGCAGGACCTTGATGGCCTCGGGCGTCGCGGCCTCGGCTGCGATCCTGGCGTCGGTCACTGGGTCGGTGGTCGTCTTCTTGGTTGCCATGGCCTTTCACCGGAAAGTTTGCGCGATACCGAGGCGGGG